AACCAGTGGCAGGGCGGACACGTTCTTACGGTTGACTGATACGGCGTCCCCGCCTGTTATATGCAATATCTTTTCTAACACGGCTTCGGCTTCACCAGTTCGGGGGGATTTGGCGTCTCCTATAATAGCAGACAATTTCCCGATGAGGGGTTGGTATCCAAAGGCACCCCCCAACGCTTGAAAACTTGTTTCACAGCAATTTGTATCTCCGAGGACAGCTTGCAACGCTTCAAGTACGGTGCTTTTGCCAGAGCGAGGGCGGCCTGTGAATAACATGAGTTTCTCATAGGACAAGTCGGGGACACAGTTATAACCAAACCATTGGGAAAGCAGCCGGATTTTTTCTTTGTCGTCATTAAATATATCCTCCAGAAAATCAGTCCAAATTTTCGACTCTAAATTTTCATCGAAGTCATACGGTAATACAGTGAATGTAAATAAATCAGGTGTTGGATTATGTAAGGTTATCTTGCCTTTCATATAATCGTTTACATCCAAGATACCGTTCTGGAACGTAATCAGCCGAGTGGGATTCGGAGCGTCTGTTTTAGTAAGCCAACAGGGGGGTTCATCTGTGATATGGCAGAACGCATTACAGGCATCAAGAATATCCCCGACTTTTGCTCTGGTAGGCTTGTAAGTTTTAATAGAAGCATCCTCTTTTATATAGGACTTCTCCGATAGATAATTATAAAGTTGCCCGTGTATTTGTTCTGTAGGTACATCCTCGTAACATCTTCCATTAAATTGAACAAAACCTTTTCGGAACATCCTTAACCAGAGTTTACCATCTTTAGTTTTTTCTCGTTTAAGCCACTGGTCAGCGATGCTATAGGCTATGTCATCCTTGAAAATATCAGGACTTAATAGGGAATCCCCAGTGGATTTTATGTAGTCAAGGAGTTGAATCTGCGTGAGACCCGCTTCCGTTTTCCACTTACGGAGGTCTTTGTACTGCTCCGGGGGGAGGATTTTACTGGCCTGTATCCCAGCTTTGAGCAGTCCTGCAAACGTAGACTCCATTCCAGAAACCCCGGCTCCCGCGTCATTCTCGCCAATGACGCAGACGTTTCTGTTTCTAAGCAACACTGATAAGAATTTAATGCCGCCCTCCGCCGACGGTTTTCCCACAGTGACGAAACCCAAGTCCATACCTGTCGCAGTATCCGACGCACCTTCGACAATAAGAATAGGGTGTGGAGAGAACGGTAAGATGGATTGATGACGACGTAAATTATTCCGTCGTTTATCGAGCACGTGTAAGAATCCGGGGGAATTATCTGATAACGGCCCATCAGCCCCATCTGATATATGAACGCAGACAATGGCTGCGGGTCGTTCATATTCTCCGTCTGGGTACATACATCCGTCGGCTTTTCCGCAGAGCGTACACGGGTTTTCTTGGGAGACCCGGACCCACTTCTTTTTTTCGTAGTTTTCTTTTTCATAATTCACCGCGTAAATAAGGCCCCGTTTGGAACCTTTAATCATATATTTGCTACCGTCCTGGTAGCGTTCTAATAATCCTATAACTTCTCCCAGTTCGTTGCGTTCTGGGAATATCCAGGTATTACGGTCGGGATTAAATCCTACTTCCAACTGGCCCAGTGAAAGTGCCGACACTTGTAATTGGTCAGACAATTCCCGGACCAGTGCTGGAAATCGGATTAAGTTGTCCCGATAAGTTTTATGTAGTTGTTGGATGGGGGTCATTTTTTAGGGTAAGATTGTTCTTTCCATAAAGGTTTCAAAGTTTTATCAAAGACTAAAAGATACCGATGTTTTTGATTCCTCGGTCTCCATTCTCCTCCTAAATTCTTCGTGGGACCGCGATTGTGTTTCAGAAACGAACCGTCGGATTGCTTTATCCAGAAATCAGACCGTTGTTCCGAAAGACCAAAGTATCTAAAATTACACGCCTGATAGACCGTACCGATATGATAACCTGAATCAGCATAAGACAGTATCGCCCTGACTGGCACTTCTTTACATAGCTTTTTAATAGCCCTACCTACAAACCAACTTGCGATATTATGCTCAGATTGTTGAACAGTTGGTTCAATACAAAGTCTTGATAATTCTATCAGTCCGTCCTGTTCATTTCTATCAAGCCCGAATAAACCCTTAGATAATTCTGGAACGGGGAATCCTGTAAATATTATCACACCTATAATTCGGCCCCTTAAAAATAACCCATAGTTCTGTCCACTTTTGAATCCCCGCGAGATGTTTGTAAGATAATGATATTTTAATAAAACGGGTGCCGCCTGTTTTTTCAATATCTTTATTATAGTGTAATTGGACTTATCCATATAATAACAATACCCGGTTCAGTCAGGCCGACCGGGTGGCGGCTGATAACCTATACCTTACTCGTCAACTTCTGCACGTTAGTCTTCACGGCGAACCACTGTTCCGGGGTGAGGGCGTCGGGGTCGGGATTAATCTTATAGACCTCGTTTGTCCATATCCCGGTCATTACTTCTTCAGTGATGTCATCTTTTTTCAACGCCATAACCGAATCCCAGGCTTCGTCGGGGGTACACTTACCGGATGGCGTTGTTACTGGAACGGTCGGGCGACCCTTCGGTTTGGCTACTGGTTTGGGTGCGGCGGCCTTCGTGGCTGTCTTAGGTGCTGTTACTGGTGCCGATGCAGCACTCACGGCCTTTACCGGAGCTTTAGTCGATGCCAGGATAGTGGCATATCTCTGCTGGAGTGCGGCCACGCCTTCTTTATCGAGTTTACGCAGAGTCTTACCTGGAACTACATCATACCCATCAATCCAGCTAACCTGGAGGGTTGTATTCTCATTGTAGGTATGAGGTTCGACCCGGAACTGAATCGGGACTCCGGCCAGGTCCATTGCGTCAAGGTCTGCGAAGGACGCCCCTGTCCAACCAGTGACTTTCTTGACCTGCTTACAATTCAATGTCTCCTTATTCTTGCTGTCGTACAGCACGCCGTACCAGATTATCTCGTTGTTCTCCGGGTCGGCGGGGAGCCATTCCTGGGATTCTGTGTCCCAGACTTCTACTGATTTTAATTTGAGAACTTCCTGCGGGAAACCGTTGGTGGACTCACTAAGTCCGCCTTCCAGTATCTCGCCACGATACGTCCCTTCGTTACTGATTAGCATTACTGTACCCCTTTCTTGTCTAAATTATTTTCTTCGTATTCTTTAACGTCTTGACATTCTTCCACTTCATCATTATCTTGTAATAAACAACTTCCGTCGGACACACATTTACGACACGCTTTATGGTTGTGCATCATTCTCCTTTCTTGAATAGCATTTGCCACACGCTATCATCGTCTTTATCTTTGAACGTAACAGCCGGCGGCAAGAAACTGCCGTCTTTCAACTGTCGCGTCTTTGCCATATAATATGTTTCTGGTTGCGTGTACACGGTGCGAGTTGTGTCCCCGGCGGCCTTCTTATTCTTCACTGATAAACTTGCATAGTCAATCCGAAGGATGTGGTCTGCCCATCGCGACCAAAGTGACAAGATAGAGGGTTTACCATTGTAGAGTTGTGGTCCATTGCAAATGTAATCTTCGCCGCCGGAGTTCGCTACCTTATTATTTGTGGACTGGGCAATAATCAGGACGTTCTTCCCGGCCTGGATTAGTTTATCACAGTCGAGCAGGGGAAGACGCATCGTGTCGTAAAGATGTTTATAACCCTTGTTGTAACCATAAGACTCGATGTTGACAACGGTAGACGAACCAGGTCCGGGCACGTGTTTAAGTGTCCACGTCTCGGCCCAGGATTCTAATTCAGTGATGGTGTCTAACACGACAGTATCACAGTCGAGAGAAATACAGGCATTGAGAGCATCCCGAACATCCTGGAAGTCAGTAACATCAGGAATAACCCGCAGGTGTTCCCCTGTCTTAGGATTAAGTATCTTACGTCCGCCATCGTCCAGGCCGATAAATACGGGGTTCGGAGCCATAGATGCGAGAGTAGTTTTACCCATGCCAGTCTCGGCGTACAAGATAATCTTTTCCCCGCACTTGGTGCCGTCCCATGTCTGGATAGAGAAGGTCTTTTTCTGTTTGATTGTCGTTGGTCTTGCTACGAGTTTTGGTATCATTATTTAGTCTCCTTGCATAAAGTGCATTTGAAATTTTCAGGGACATCCCCAGGTTTAATATCCAGGTTGTTATAGCACCAATCAATATAACTACAACGATAAGTAGCTTCACACGCAGCCTCGTTTCTCCACCACACATCTTTATTATTCATCATCCTTATGCTTGTATAGATGTTGAACAACTCCCACTCAAACGCTTTGATGTCTTCTTCGTGATGAGTTATCTCTTTGCGGGCGAAGTAATACTCCGGTCGGGTTGTAATGTCCTGGAGTAACCTGGCACCAAACATCTCCGGGGTCTCACGGATGGCGAAGGTTCCTTCTTTGGCACCGGGTTCTATCTCTAACATTATATTATTGACGCTAATCTGATTACCCGCATCCGAGGGCCATGTTTTTAGAACAAACTTCTCCCCCATATACTCACCATCAGCAACGAACTTCTTCGACTCGGCCTGCGTCAGTTTCTTCGGCGAAATCTGCGGTTTATGCCATACATCATACAACACCCCGCACAGACCAAGACCCAACTGACGAGCAGCGTAAGTGTAGAGCCGGGTCTGGGTGTCGAGGGTCAGGTGATTCCAGTAAGTCGAATCGGGGTCTATCGCCTTACTCGTACTCTTGTATTCGTGGACGAACCTGTTTTCCCCAGCAGAGAATATCCGGTCTATCTTGCCCCGAAGATTAGCTTGAAGTTTCCTTCCCGACACTGGTGACAGTAACGGTAACTCGAATTTCTGTTCGAGACTGTCTATCTTATATCCTTCACCGGCATTATCAGCAGCAGAATAATACCACTGATAACCAATCAGAGAATACAGCAAGATAATCCGTTCCACTTCCCATTCTTCTGGAGTTTTAGAGAGTGGCCGTTCAGAATATGTTTGATTGAGTTCTCTGATTACGGCATCCATCGGGTCGTTGGGGAAGATGCCGGTGCCTTCGCAGAGAACACAGTGTTGTTCCAGCAGTTCTGGATGCTTAACTCGACACTCACACGTTCCGCCCGGAGTCATACTTGCTATCTGCTGGATGCGGTGATAGTTCGTGCCCATACGTAGGGTGTCGGTATCAAGAACGGGAACGAGACCCAGGATGTACTGATAGTAAAAACGAAACGGGCAGGCCTTAAAGGTTGCGATAGAACTTGCACTTAGATTCATTATATTAACCCCTTAAAATAATATTCTAACTCTGGTATTCCGTGGACTATAAAATAACAACCTCCATTATCCCCGATGTCGCGTCTTCGTTGCTGTTGTTTCTTACTTAATTTTCCGCCTTTCCCTGCCTTACACTCAATCTCGAAGTGGCATCCCTTACGCATCGCGAGTAATCCTACCACATCTCCGGCCCCCACTATCCCATAAGTCTTGTAACCAGAACTACTTACAACCCCTCCGCCAGAGTTCAGCCGATTGCAGAACACCTGGTGTTTCTTCAACCAACTTAAACACTGTTTAAGAACTTCCGACTCTGGCAGGTCGGGGCACGGAACAACTGGATGTGTCGGGATACTCCCGTCTTTGGTGGTGTCCCGTTTGACGGGCTGGCCGTTCTTCTGGCAATTATACCAGGTGTAGGTATCGGCGAGTTTCTGTTGTTTAGTCTGTTTTTTCATATCTTTTTTACCGCACATTCTAATAATTTAAGGGTATACCCTCTTTCTATCTCCACACGTACAAATGGTACCCCTGTTTCTGTCTCGTCTTTATCTATAACTTTGCCGAATTCTTGAAAAACGACTGTGTCCCCGATTTTTATATCGTCATTTACAATATACATCCGACTCCTTCACTTCTGCTCCCACCGGCAGACCCTCGGCCCAGGCGGGGAGGGAACAGAGAATATCTTCTAATCTGCATAACGACATACTCATTGACGCCTCATTTTTTGGTGGTATCTCTTTTTTATTAATCAATGTCACTACCTCATCATGTACCGACAACAACACTGGTAACTCCATTTTTTCGCACTCTAATATCCAGAACCCCAGAAGGTCGCGAGCAATACTCTGAACCACGTTCTCCGTTATACTCCCACCCCACAATGCCCCGTGATGATATTTAATCGTTCCTGTTTTATCTATTCGACAGTGCCGGTAATACAGAATCCTACCTGATGGGAGTCGAACTTCAACTTCAGTGCCTCGGCAAGTGAAAGTAATGGCACCAACGGTCGGTTGTAAATGAGGGAACTTGATACATTGCTTAAATGCACGTTCAACTTTGGTCCAATATTCGGGAATAGTTCTGTAAGTTCCCCGGTAAGTTTTGATAAGCCGTTCAATAAATTTTTTATCGTAGGTTTTTCCATCGAATAATGGCCGCAATGACGGATTTTGCAGACACCGTTGATAGAACTTATCAGTGCCCATACCATAACCGCATCCGAGGATGGCGTCTTTTCCAAATCCACGTCTAATGTCCAAGACACGGGCGACGGGTTTGGGGTCTGATTTCTTCGCTTTTCGGACACGCGACCTAAACAACGCTGTAGCAAATTCCGAGTAAATATCTTCACCATTAGCAAACCCCTTCAATAAGTCTTCCTGTCCTGCCAACCACGCCAGTATCCTGGCCTCTATTTGTGCGGAATCCCCAATGCCGAGTGTGTATCCCTCTGGTGCCCGTAACAGCCCCCTCATCTGGCCAATCAAAGGGTCGATTCCAGTCCCGGCCCGACCCCGGCCACCGAAGTTCTGAAGGTTGATGTCTTCTCCCCCACTCCAACGCCCGGTATGTCCCCCGTAGTAATTCAAGGGGACTCGGAGTGTCCCTCCGTTGGCTTCGGCCTGATTACTCATGTTGTTTATCCGCTTGATGTGTAACGGCCAGGACTTAACCGCTTGTCTCGCCAACATCAGGTCTCTCACTTCCTGTTTGGGATGGGCCAGGAGTAGTTTACAGCCATCGTCGTCCTTAGCGAAGGCGGCGATGTTCCCTCGTTTTCCGGCCTTCATAGGCACTGTCTCACCTTCAGGCAGAGCAGCCTGCATATAGGCTACTAATTTATTACCAGCGAGTTCTTTCCGGGTGAGTTCGGCGGCTTCTTTACGAAGTAGGTTTTCAAGTTCTCCAGATTCTTCTATACTTAAAGGTCGTTCTTGTATCCTGCCTTTTTTAGAAAAATATTTTTTATTAACAATGGTGTAATTATGGTCTACCAACCCAGTCTTCTTAATTGCCTCCCTAATGTGACCAGCCATCTGTATCTTTAGACTGTCGGCCAAATCTCTATCAAAGTCAAACCGTTTGTGCAGCCACATCTCTAAAGTGTGTCTCATCAATTTCACTTCGGTTTCAGGATTAGAGAGTTTAGGCAGGAGGATTTTTACGAGTTCTGTTTCAAGTTCGACATCGTGAATACAGTAATCAGCCAGTGCCTTCCTCTGTTCGGGGGTCATATCGGCCCAATGAAGACCCTTGAAATTTGAAGTCTCACCTTTCGATTTGAGACCAAACATAACCGCTAAGTCTTTTAGACTATGAGACATTTGGGAATCATAATGACAGGCCAGGTCTTTCAAGTCGATGATGTACTTGGGGACGATGCCGAACTTGGTCTGTAGGACGGTGATGTCGAATCTGGCATTTTGACAGAGAATTGTGTAGTTATCTATGTCCTGCGGAACCCATAGATTAGATTGAGGACCAGGATTAAAGACTGGGGGTTGGTCATTATATCCCGCACCAAGTCCAAGAATCTCAAACCGAGGGTCGTTGATGTACTCGATGGTCGAAAGATTATCGAAATTATATTCGGCGTCAAAATAACTCTCGAAGTCCAACGTGAGGATGTCGGTTGGATAACCTATCTGTTTTAGGATGTCTTGCCAGGTTTTCATCTACCGTGTATTCTCCAATGCCCGGCGTTGGGCGGGGGTGTATTTTTTGGTCTTACGTTTTGGTTTCTGTTTCTTTTTCATTTTTCAAATAGACCGTTGAT